GCCTATCAAAAAACCTACCCCCCTTAGATGAATTGCAACTGGAACACAATACTTGCAAGTTATTAGGGTTATCATCCCCACCAGCAATGCGTGGCACTATGTGGTCAACGCTTAGGCGTTCATCTGACCCACACATCTGGCAACATCCATCTCTTCTGATGATCTGTTCCCTTATCTTCCGCCACTTATTAGATGAGCCAGTACCTTTAAGACTTGACATGAACACTCTTCAAACAGTAAATGCAATAAGCATAATGAATCTTATTATGACCAACATATGAATAGTGATGGCCTAAGAGTCCACATAAGAACCGTCTCATTAGTGCCATCCCTTATCCTTCCAATGCTTCCATGCTTTGCATGTATCGCCTTGATATCTATGATCTATATATTTAAGTCCGTAGTGTATCTGTTCAATAGGTGACTTGTCCTTAACGATTGGGTTCTTCAGCTGTAATAGTCCATAAACATATTGCTTGGTAGGACTATCGAGGTTACCTACTGCTTTATGATTCCAAGCAGATTCTTTACCTATAAGCCTTGATAGGCATTTAGCTTCTCTTTTATCTAATGTAAATCGTACATAATCTTTGGGATCAATTGCTTCTATTGAGCCACTTGATGCGTGACTCATAGGTAAGCATAGAGATATCCCAATAACGATTGCTACCGGGCGGGCTATGCGCTTAGGCGCCCGCCCTGAGCCTTTGAAGGCTCTAGCCAAGAGTGTACCGAGGGTGTCAAGCATGTGTACAACTTGGGCGTGTCCTGAGCGTAGAGTGAACTTTTGTCCACAGTTATCCACAGGTTGTGTGTAACTATTTATCCGCAGCATGGGAACTCCACTACTATTGATGGGAATGGCGCTGAAGCTAATCCTGCTCCGAATTTGATGCGCCCTCTAACGAATGTAACCTCTGCATTAGGCAGAACTAGATCATGAAACCATTTAGTGTCTGTTCTAGCTGGTAGCAACATCACCACTAAGTCATGGTGCTGAGAAGCTTTAAGAACCCAGTCATAGATGCCTCGACCGTAAGGCGGGTTGCACCATACATGGCCGTACCATTCGGCCTCTAGGCCATTTCTCCTGGATTCATCTGGATGGTCTAAGCCGTACCAGTTATCGCATAGGTGATTAGTGCTTGAAGCTGCTACATCGAGGTCGAATTGATGAACCTCGTTTAGCTTGTCATAGAAGGCTTTAGGTGTAGCCCAGTCATCGGTAGCACTAGGCGGCATATAAGCCCTAGTTATCGGTGCTGTAGAAACCGCTTCCCTTAAACTGGATGTTAGGGACTGAATAGATTTTGGCCATGTCTGAATGGCAGAACTGGCACTTGATGTTATGTGGTTCATGGATCGATAACTCCTTCTCGTAGCGCAAGTTAGCCTCGCACTCTTCGTTGGTACATTCGAATTCGTATATAGGCATTAGTTCAGCCCTGACAAGTGCGGCATGGCACATCCTCTAACTTCCACGATCCACATTTAGTGCATCTCTCAGGAACCAATTCTACCGAATCTTTATTGATATCTCCGTAAATAGGTAGAAGTAACTGCACCAAGTCTGCAAACCGCATAAAGGCCAGATACTCGGAAGCATCTTCTCCTTGGCCATTCATACGGCACACCACGAAGGGAAGCTCTTTGCCCCCTGCTCTCTTGCTCGCTTGGCGCAGCCACTCCAAGGGCTGGAACGCCGATCTAGCCTTAACCTCGATGTCGAACGGGACATTGGTTATATCTTTTCCAGCACCTCGACCGATACCTGCATGAGGCCACCATTGCTGGAGATAACTAGCAACGACTCGCTCCGTGCGTAATCCTCGGTCTTTTCTGTGTCGTGTCATAAGTGGTTGATGTCCTCGCACTTCTTACACAACCAGACAACTAACCCATCTTCACGGGTATATTCATTACACATAACATCGTTATCGCAGATATCGCAATTAGTCCATCCAAAGGATGATTCGAAAGTATATGTGTGCTTCATGCTTTACCTGCTGAATTCATAGTTCCACACTTATCGCACTTCCATGCGTTCTGCATGGCTCTCAGCTTGATTTGCGAAACAGTTGGTGGCTCATTGCATAGTTGGCAGATAATTGCGAAGCCTAGAGCTTGTAGATCATGAGCCGATTGCTGAGCCATATAAAGTTCTTCATCTGTTGGGAATTGCTCCCATTCATCATCTTGATTGCGAAAGAATAACTTACCCATTCTTCTTCACCTGTGGCTTCCAAGTACCATCTGAACTAATCTCGTACCAGATTGGGTCGCAAGGTTCATCTGTGAAGTTCTGACGGCTGACCGTACACTTCCACATTCCCCAGGGCTTACCAGCCTTAGAAGTTCCGGTCTTCCAAACACGCGCACCATGTATGCAACTCTCGTCTACTGGAGTGCCACCAAGGACATCCTTCACCATCTCTACTGCTGTCTCCATAGTCTGAACTGGTGTTGCGAATGATTGACTCCATGGATCACTCTCCTTTGGTACTGGGACATACTCCTTCGATGTATCAGCCATCTTAGCCTTTACTTGTTCAACCTTAGCCTTTACTTCTTGGCTTGCAGCAACTTTAGACATTTCTTCGCGAGACGCTCTCTTTCCTTTAGTAGCGTAGCCTGCATTTGCGAGTGCGCGGCCAATCGCACTTGTCTCGCAATTTTCAAGGGCAGAAGTAGCGTTAACTCCGCGACCCTGGACTGTTTCCTCAGCAAGGCCAGTTGTCCAAGGCCTAGCGTCTGCTTCAGTTCTATAGATACTAGCTTCAACGATAAAGCGAGAAGCAGTTGAATCCAACAACTTCGTATGAATCTGACCATCTGGGTGATCCTTCCAGTATTTGATTAGGCGTTCCTCGACTGTTTCGTAATCGTCTAAATTAAACATAGAGTTCATTCTCCTCTGTATGAAGCTGCGCAGCCAGGCTGGTATATGCCACTAGGTCTACATAGGTATCCGTTTTAGAACTTTCCATTGATCGTGCGATTTTGACCAACGCCATACACATCGCGACTTGGTAATCGTTGACTGGCATTTCAAGGTATGCACTCCATAAAGATGCGGTGCGCTGCATATTGTCACTCGGGTGACCATAGTCAGCTCCACGGTCTTGGATAGTAGCTCTTGCCTCGTTAAGGTAATCACGGGCGTTCATCGATTAACCTGGTGCTGAGTCTGTGCCTTAATTAACTTGCGAGCATTTATCTTGCCTTGAATCTTGCCGTGTTCATGGCCTTTGGCATACCCAATTAAAAATCCAGGTAGTGAACCAATAAGCAATGAAAGTAAAACTATGTGATCGTGGTTAGTAATCATCTTGCTCCCTTCGCGCCGTACTTCGGCACTAAGAGAAAGTTACCGTAGTGGCAGCTCTTGGTCGATAAGATTTAGATAACGAAACGGTAACAATTCTGTCTCATCTACCTGGTCATCTATTGTGCGTTTAATGTCGACATATAAATCATCCATAACGCCTGCCTTGGTAGATGAACGAGCCATCTTTAGGGTCAATCGGGATAAGTTCAGGGGTAAATCGCTTGCCGTGTAAGGTGCCTACTACGAATCCCATCTGCCAGTTGGCGTAGCCCTTTGTATAGCCCATTCCAGGGCTTGATAGGTCTACTAGGTTGCCAACCTCGACTCCCCATACAATACGCCCGTATCGGCCCCCAGAGGCCTCAGAATGGGCAGATAGCCCTAGTCTGTGCGTGTGACCTGAGACGATGGATTTACCCATCCGCATTGCGCCATTGAGAGCCGTTTGCCCTGGCTTGTTTGATAATGGGAAGGCATCTCCGTGGCAAGTGTGCCAGCCAGGAGCGAAATCAAAACCATTCGGATGGTAGCGAATCCCGGCCTTGTCATAACCCATAAACTTGTCATAGCGCAGCTCTGGAAGATTCATAAACGCCGGGAGTCTGCGAGATAGAGACTTATATACTCGAGCGCCATGGTTAGACCCGACTACATCAGTAACACCCAGATACTCAAGAATCTCTAAAGTGAGTTTACGATCCTCGTCAATATTGCCTTCTACTTCTTGCCAAGGTTGGGCAAAGCCCCCGAGCATCGGTAGGTCAATTTCGTCACCAATGCAGATGGTTTGGTGAGGCTTGTAGACCTTTAAGAACTTGCCTAGATTTTTGACTGCTGCTTCATGGAAGAACGGTGCCTGAATATCTGAAATCCATGCAATTCTCTTGACTGCCATTTAATCCTCGTCATCATCCTCGTATGGGATATTGTCTATCCGGTTGGGTAGGTCAGGGATTATCCAGTCCGGGAAGGTTTCACGATCTGAGAGCAGCCAGAAGGCATGAGTCTCCGTGAATCCTGCTCTGCGTAATGACTTGTAATACTCATTCATAGCAATGCAATAAGCATCGAGTTTGCTATAAGTATCTAAGTCTATGACTGGTCGCTTCCTTGCCATAGGTAAAGTGTTACTTACCTAACAGCTC